TACGCAGCTCGCCTAAGTTCATGATTACGCCGCTCTGTAACGAACGCGGAAAGTAATCGTCGCCGTAGATTCACCTGCGGTTCCGATCTCTGCCGCTAAGATACGAGGGGTCGCTGACTTGGTATCACCAAAAATCAGTTTACTCTCGATCGTGTTAGCCGTTAATGTTGCCGCATCGAACAACGATGTAATCGCAGTTGTTGCTACAGCGTCTGCAATACCGATATCAACCGTTGCAGTGGTGGTACCAGAAGAAACAACCGCTAATTCTGAAATGACCACTTCAGGTGGAATTTCGCATAATTGCAAAAAGTCACCGCTCGCTAAGTTATCTACCGACGTGTCAACTACGACATCATGCTCATAAATTTTACCCTTCTCGGTAGCCGCTGGAATATTTACAGTTCCAACGATCTCCAGGGATGTTGCTATAACAGCCATATTAAACTCTCCAAATCAGATTAAGCAGGATCAACAGCAGCAGTTTGTAACTGCATAATGCCGAAATCTTTGTTGTTAAAACGGCATTTTTTGATACCGAAGATTGAAGAAGTAGAAATAACCACTTGGTTACCACGGTCTTCCATTTCTTCATTCCAGTCAAAACGCATACCGGTACCGGCAGAACCAAACGCACAGACCGCAGCTTGTTCACCTAAGAACAATGCACGAGCAGCAGATTGTGAGTTGATGGTGTCGCGGATAACAGATTTATGGCTGTGCAATACCACGTTGTTATACATACCCAGTGATCCTTTAAAGATCGGGTTCTTACGGCCTTCAGCCGCAGTTGCCGCTTTCTGGATGTCTAACCACTCACCACTGGAAGCGTTGGTACGAATGTCGTACTCTTGCCACGGATGCATAACCACAACAAAGTGCTCTTCGCCATCAATCATAATTGGTTGAATCTGAGGAGTACCTTGAGTACCGCCGCCCATAGTCACCGCTCTGGAGATAGCGCGGTCAATCAGTGCCAAAGTAAACTTATCATCAGCCTCTACGGTTCCGTTATTACCCCCGGCACCTGCGCTTGAGACCAGAACATGCTCTGCATCTGGAGCTTCAAACGGGTTGTTGGCACGACCGGTATAACCTAACGGGAAAATAAAATCAGTGTTAACCCCGCGTGATCCGGACAAATACATAAAGAATTGTTCGTCAAACATTCTTGCCCACCACTCGGACTGACGGGCTTTAGCGACTTGACGTAAATCATGCAATGTACGTTTGCGTGACATACGACCGCCGGTGTTTACACCAGCACGCGCCTGGTCGATATAAATGTTATCGGTATAGAAATTCAAATCTTCTTCATTGCCACGTAAGACAGAGTCTCCTTCAATAGGAGCCATCTTCAGTTGCAAACTCAGATCATAAGAAAGATTATCGCCAGCCTCATTTTCTAAATGAGTCAGCATTTGAATAGGCGCGGAAGACTTACTACCGCCCATGAATTTTTTGTTAAAGTACGACTTACGCGCTGTATCAACAGCTAAGTCGCCACTCCATTTTTTGATCGCCTTAGGATCGTTAAGGCCGATGACTGTTTGAGCCATGAGTATACCTCTCAATAATTTAAGATAAAAATTAATGAGCACTCATGCGCGTCATGCTATGTAAAATTAGGCGCTCTAACGCGGCTAATAGGTGGCTATTATAATAACCGCTTGTCTCTAGATGTCAAGTATTTTTCATCCGGTTTATCAGCAACATACTGCGTAATCTTAACAGATGGGTCAATATCGAGTGCAAGGCGGGCTCGTTTACCCGCCTTGCGTACCAACGTGATTCGCAGATCTCCTATCTTTAGGCATTCGCCCTGCTGCACGTCCAGATATAACATCAAGCCGCCATGTACCGCTCGTATTGATCAGGACTCAACTTAGATAAGGCCCGTTCAAACGCCATACCGTTAAGTTTATCCAGGTAAGCAAACTCACCAGAATCCTGATTAGCCTCAGCCGCAGGGATATCTGCTAAAGTCTTGGGCGCACTGACAGGTTTCCCTGCCTTCTTCTTCATCGCATCCTTCGCTTTATCCAGATCCTTGACCTGAGTTTCCGGAGCTTCGCGGTTAAACCGAGCGTCAATCACCTTACCGGCTTCGCGCAAGAACCATAACCCGGAACGCCCTGCATTAGCTTCATCGCCGTACAGCGCTTCGAGCTGAGCGCTAAGAGCTCCGCGTAAAATAGGATCATCTTTATACCCCGGGTTATCTTGAAAGAAGATATTTTGCTCCAGTTCCCACTTCTGCGCTGCCGCTTGGTGGCTATGTTCCTGAGCAATTTCAGCTTTCAGTAGTCGGGTTGAGATATCATTACGAACTTTATCAAAGTCGCGGTTTAACTCACGTTCGGCTTTTCGATATTCTGAAAAGGAAAGATCCCCATTCTCATACTTATCGGCCAACTCTTCAGAGCGAGTGTCGTAATCCTTAGTTGCATTGCTAAGCGCTTCGTCTAAGCCCTCAACGCTGTCCGCCGAAAACCGTGGAGCAAACGTTGAATCAGATTCATCTTGCTTAGCTTGAGGTTCAGCCTCAACTTCTGCTTCTTCAGATACTGTTTCCTCTTCTTCAGATTCTTCCGGTTCTTCATCGCCTTCGGTTTCTTCGTCTTCCGTTTCTTCATCCTCTTCATCTTCATTCTTAACCGACTTGAGTTCCTCCTCAGTCAATCCTAATTGATCATAATCATCGGACTCAGTTGCTTCGTCCAGTTCATCACTCATGCGATTCTCCTATTTTTAGTAACGGGTGTCGTGAAAGCACGTTCTACAGACCACCCATAGTCTTGTAAACGTGACCGAAGTGTTCCGTAATTAATCTTAAGTTTTCTAGCCCACGCGGCTAAATGTAAAGTAGTTCCGTTGTACTTAATGTAAAAGTTATCCCGCCTATTTTCGCCTTGCTCTAAAGAAGTCGCCCACCTACAGTTAGCTAAAGAGTACGGGCCATTGGGATCTATCCTATCTACTGAATGCGTAGGCGAGGGAGATTTCCCCATATCAGATATAAATGTTTCAAAACTATTAATCCATTCAGGGCAAACCGTAATACCGCGCCCACCATAATATTCGTACTCGGGATAATTTGAATTAGTCGTGCGCTGCTTCATCCGATTCCAAATGTTATACTCCCGAGAACTAGACATCTTATGACTAGATGTTAATTTATTAACCAATTCACGGTTGTAGCATCCGCAGGAAGTACACGTTCCGTTACGCAGGGTTAGAGTCCATGGAGTGCACTTATTGCCGCAGTCACACCGGCATAACCACCTTGTCCTACCTGACGAGGTGTTTTCAGCCCTACGTATTACTGTTAATCGCCCAAAAGACTGGCCCGTTAAATCTAATGCTCTCATTGCGCCCCCGGTTTAATAATACCTTTCTTACCATTAGTCTTTGATGTTTTACTCGGTTCGTTTGAAGCTTTATCCGGAGTCATAGGGTTACCGTCTTTATCAGACTCTACGCCCATTTGCTTTTGGATAATGGTTCGTTCTTGGCGGGTCATCGGAGGTAACACGGGGCGAACATCCTGCGGATAAACGGGGGCTGCATTTTTATCTACATACCCAGCGGAAGCTACAACTTCATCCGCTATCATAGCCGCAGTAGGCATCACCGAAATCTGAGTACCTACTTGAATACCTTGATATAAAGCTTCAACATTCGTACTGATGGTTTCCGCTTTCGTCTTCTCAGTATCCGCTGAGATCTTACCGGCTTCTGCTTCCATCTTAGCTAACTCAAGCTGAATACGACGCATCTCGAATTCCTTCATCATCGCCGCTTCTTGAGCTTCTTGCTCGGCACGGGCTACTTCTTCCGGATCATTCTTCTTCTTAGGATCAGATTGACCGTTCAGTTTACGAATCCGCGATACAATTTCTTCACGCCCAGGGAGATCAGAGTATTCAAACATCAGATCAAGCAACTGCATTGAAGTCTCAGGATCCATTGTTTTGATAATCTCCGAGAACGCATCAAACATGGCGCGACGTTGCGTAGCTCTATATTCTTGCTCATCAACGATAAAGTCAGCTTTAGTTGACGTAATGTCATTAATAAACCGCACTCCACCGGTGATAGGATCAATCTCGGGGGTATTCAACTTAACGTATTCGGGCTGACCGTTGTCACCAACAATCCGGATGACTTTAGATTGATCGTAATATTGCTCGATCAACGACAGTAATTTTTCACCCTGAAGCTGGAAAGCAAAGCGCAGGTTGTCAAACAACTCAGATGTAACAACCGCACCTTGTTCTTGACGAGCTGTAACCGCACGTCCAGAAGTCGCGTTGGATTGCTTACCCATGTTCTCATCAGTCACGCCTGATACGTCCTGTATCATCTTGGAATCAATCTCCATCAGATTAACGTGCTGTTGGGCTAACGCTTTGTCATTAACTAATTCAAAGCGAGCCTCCTTACGCCCATCCAGCAACATAATGCCGTCAGGTCTAGCCGCTTCATCGCGGATCTCATCCCAATCCGTAGCCGCATCTTCCTCAGCAATAATCTGATTAGACGACAGGATGTGTAAAGCTTTACTCATCCGTTTGTTCAGGTTCTCTTGAGGGTCACGGATATTACGCACAACGCCGTAAGGCGCGTTATCACGTCCACGCCTAAACGCCCAGATAGGAGTAAACGGGAAATCATTATGCCGATACGGACTATCTTCCACCATAAGCAAAACATCCTCAGTCATGATACACAGCTTGACCTTCATCACGACTGCGTCATAAACCGAAGCGTATTCCATCTCAATAGCTTCCAGCATATCCATATTGTCAGGTTCAAATTCCTGACCGCCAAACATTTCACCGCGAACAATCTTGGTATTAACCGGTTCTCTATACCAGCATTCAATCAGTCGCACACGATCACGGCGGTTGTAAGCGCCATCAATATACCCACGGCCAGAATTAAACAGTAGGCCATCCCCAAATCCACGTCCATTATTGTCGTAATACCCCGTTAAATATTCGTCTTCAGAAGTTACATCGCCATAGATACTCGCTTTATTCGCAGCAGCTTCAAGAGAAGCTTTACGATCCGGGAACATAGCCTTTGCGATGTCCAGGTCTACGTACTTAGATCTAAAGATATAGCGAGCATCACTTAGATCCCGTTCCACTGATAGTGGGTCATACCAGATATTCCGCCATGACTCGTAGCGGGTAAAGATCGGTTCATCTGTTTCATCAGATCGAACCCCATCCTCCAGCCAGCCCACGCCCACCGTCACTGCATCATCAAATGCCCGTGACCGGTGAAAAGGTGTTTTGTTAATATCCGATAGATATTTCATCACTGAAGTCTTAGTTTCAGCGACTTCAGCTTCTTCATCGCGTCGAGCATAGACCTTATAGTCCATGCGGCTACGCTTCTCAGTTCCAAGAATCCAGTCGATAGCCGGTTTGATCCGGTTATACACCAGCGGTGCTTGGCCCCGTTCTTTCAGTTCTTGCTTATCATCTTCGCGCCATTGCAAACCGTCCTTGAAGTCAGCATCAATAGCCTGCTCAATCCGATTGTCTGTCTCAGTCTCACGCGCTTGCGTCCACCAATCCATCAGCTTTCCATGCAGCTTCTTGTTTTTGTCGTTATCTAAAGGGTTCTTCCTCTGACGCTTACGTTTTGGTTGAGGGGCTTCTTCATAATAAGAATCTACATCTTCGCTCATCGTGTCACCGTACCATTAGTGTTCGCTTCAAACTGATCCACGACTTCACCATCGACGCGAATCTCACCTTCTCCGAACACCTCTCCTTCTCCAACGTCCAAACCGACGGGCCTATGGCGAACTAAGCTATCCAGATTGTTCAATATAGTATCAGCAATCCGGTCTACGAGGAAGCGGTCTGGGTACATCCCTAAGTATTGCGCAATGGCAAACGATGCTCTCAACAAATACCCCTGATCAGCGTACTTATAAGCACAACTCAACGGGATAGCGTACATGGCATCGTACTGTTTACGCAGGTTATACAGTCCCATGGCCGGTTCTTTCTCGCCTTCTTCAGTCGGCACGGCACCAAACCTTACACCGATATCACTCATATAGCCTCCGTAAGCCGTCGGATAACAACGGCAGCGCAACAAACAGACTGATCATAAGCAGAAATGCCAGTATCATCTCGTCATCTTCGTCCGGTTGCATCTTAACCACACAACAAAAAGCGCAGCCCTACGGCTACATAGATCATAAACGCCCCAACCGCAGTTAATGCGATCTTATCGCTAAGTGTCAGATGGGAATTTCCCGTATCGCGTGTAGTATTCAAATTCATCACTCTTTAAGCCGTTATCTATTCGTTCAAGTAAACCTATGCTCAACCGGTAACGTTGCTGCCATATGGCCAGACGTGTGTACAACTCCCGTATGGCTTTACGCTCGTAACTCATATGTTGTAGCAATTCGTTCCGTTGTTTAATTCGTTCCGTTAATGTCACAAAGTTCTCCAGTTAATATCCCGCTTGCGTCTTGTCCCTCGAGCTCTTGACACAGGGTTTACGTTCTC